GGTAGAGCTAAACCCAGGGCCTGACATAGCCATGCTAGGATCATTAACTAAATTGTTAAGTTGTCCTGCTGCTTGTTGACGGTACTGTGAGTACGGGTCATAGGTACTAAGACTTGGGGGAGGGGGTGCAACTGTACCACCACCAAAAAATGAACTCATAATTATTTCCTTAAATTAGTTTAGAGTATAATTTCTCAAAGAATGTATACCCTAAGTATTCAAACAATTTGGAATTATCAAGATGCAACTTAGTAGAATACAATATTCTATTAACACCAAGTTCTTTCAGATATTGTTCGGCTTTCTGAAATAACTTAATGCCCGTTCTTCCCTTTCTATATTGCTTACGAAGATAATATACATCTTCAAAAGCAGTTAAACAAGCCATATAGTGCATATGTGGAGATACGAAAAACACAATATATCCAATTAATTCTTGTTCTTTACGGCAAGTGAATACTTTGAGTACTCCTGCTTCTGCCAGTGAATGATATTTAGCCCAATCTGGTTCTACGTCATATTGTTTGGTAACTGACAATTCCTCATAGTGTTCTGGAATTATTTCCTTCCAATCTTCTATGAAGTCAACAAACCTTTCTTCTTGGTACGTTATCATTTAAGTCCTATAGTTCGTTGGCTGTACGCCATCATTCTCCATTTCACCAATATGGAAATCTATTTCAGCCGAATCCAATCGTAAAGGTTGAGCATCTGTACACAAGAACTCCCAAGCGCGTCTTCGGGCTTGTCCTGCCTGATATAGTTGTGGCCTTGGTTTACTTAAGTCTACTTGACGATAGGGAGACCAAGTATTGTAATCATCATCTGTGTGTCTAATTTTCATAACAGCAGGGACTTTATCACCCACTATTTCTACTCTAGTATAGAACTTACGTTTAGTAGTTCCACTATCTGTAATATCTGTTACAGCCCTGTAGTAGATAGGAGCACCTGCATCAGTATAATTGTAATCTGACATTGTATATACAGTGCCATTATCATCATCTAAGAAGTAATAAATAGAGGTGGCCCCATAGGTTCCTGCATAGTAACTGGGTCTAAAATACTGCTCTCCATATATTCCAGTAACCCCGGACGTAGCGTCACCGATGGCCCACATAGTCCACTGTGTCCAAACTTTCTCACCAACGTCATATACTATTGTAACATTTAAATCTTCCAATGTCAAGACATAAAACATATGTCCATTGTATTTAAATGTAAAAGAAGATACTGTCACTAGGTTGCTATTAGATAAGATTCTCTCTATATAGGCAGTAGATATTTTTGTTGGAGATAGTCCTTGTAACATATAGACAGCAGGCCCTGTATTCTTGGACTGCCCTACCCATACCACTGACATTTCCATTTGAGCAATAGACTCGCCATTAGCACAACCTATCTCAAAGGAATAGCTATTAGCAGGAGCTAGGGGGGATCCAGTACCTAAAGCACTAGAAGCGGCATCGTAAAAGGGGATTGTAGACCATTGCCCAAAGGCAACTACATAATTTAACTGCTTGGCAAGTCCTACTAAAGTATTTGGTTCTATTTCACAGGTTAGGTAATCTAGAGCATACCAGGAAGTAGGGTCATTAACTGCACTCGTATATATTTGACCATTGGGTTGCCCCACCACTGTATAGGTATCTAAATAAGCGACACCGGGAACCAAACCACCCGTACTGAGTTGAGGAAAGGAATTTAAGGTAGCGTTAGCAGTAGCACCATTTCCCCTCACACCAGACCAAGCAAGAGTAGCTGTGCCATTAGTAGCTGAACCACTAGAAAATGCAGGTGCATTAACAAGACTTGCGTCAAAAGTTCCGGCTGTTGTTACAGTATAAACATTTCCACCGTAATAAACCGTTTCTCCTAGTGTAGCTGTGCCACTAGCTGCCCATGCTGTACCATAAGAAAATCCTTCAGTAATAGTTACAGTAGGTGTTGTTGTATAGCCAGAACCGCCAGATACTAACGTTACATTGGTTCCTACAATAATACCGGATTGCGGGACACAGGTAATTACAGCAGCTAATCCGGCCCAAGTAAGATTATTCACTGTTCCACTGGTGTGGGTGGGCGGGGTTGTATTGGTAGTAAAAGTAGTTGTAGCAGTGTATAAATTAACACCATAAACTACTTGTTGTGCCGCAGCAACCACTAGATGGGCTGTCCAAAGGACACCCGCAGTAATTATAGGCTCTATATAATTAGTGCCACCATTAACAACTGTTATCTGAATTACATAATCGTTGGTAAGTGGAATAAAACCATATTTACCAGCTAAGGGAGTATTAGAGGGCCACGGAGTGCCAGAAGTAATATATGAGGGATTATATATATAACCATTAGACTGGTTATGGACAAACATAGTACTAGTTAAGGCAGAAGTAGTCATTAATAATCCAAGTTAAAAGGAAAGTAATACAGCACCAGCCCCACCATTGCCGGGACAACTAGTATTAGCATATGTTAATGCACCATTACCACCAGCACCATAGCCAGTTCCATTGATACCACCAACACCAGGTACCATGCCATTATTCATGCCTATCCCCAGAGTTCCCACAGTTCCGTTTGGTGTACCCCCTGCCCCCGCACCCATGTATCCGGGTGACAGTCCCCCCGTTCCTCCAGTAACCGTCAGTGTTGTAAACCCTGTGCCAGATATAGAAGAACTACCACCAGTACCCCCAGTATAAGTTCCTGTAGAGCCACTAGCACAAGTGACAACTCCGTTAAAGGAAGACTGTGAGTGCAAACCACCAGACCCCACCGTGATGTAGAGGGTACTTCCCGGAATAACAATTATGGCCTGGTTGTCTATGTGTCCACCAGAACCACCACCAGACCCAGGATGAGAATCACCCGTGCCATCATCAGCACTACCGCCCCCACCAGCACCAATCAGTGTAACATAAATTACTGTTATCCCAGAAGGAACGGTGAATGGCATATTAGTTGCCGGAACACTGAAGATATAGTTACTTCTAGTAATTGTATTTGTGGCTGCGGGTGTAGGTAGGTTTTGATTGAAATATGCTGTGGCAACAGCCCCCGTCATGGTTCCAATAGTTGTGTACACACCCGTAGAACTTACAGAATAAAGAATGTTATTTACTATAGCATATAATACACCTTCAAAATAGAATAAACCTTGCCCTTTTGCAGCGGGTAGGTTAGAAAGTATAGATACACCCGGGCGTTTAATAAAGCTACGCTTCTGTCCTACAGTTTCAAAGTAACCATTAGTACACTTAGCATCTTTGGTAAGAGTGCCATCACGGGTTTCTATTGGCTGACTAAGAGGGATTCTCTCAATAGGCATTAGTAACCCCGGTTATTCATAGACATTCTTATGTCTGGTTGAAAGAATGTAGAATACGCTTCTACATCCCAATCAGTTAATTGGTCTTTATACATCTTAGCTCGTATAGCTATTTCTTGTCTGTTGCCCGCAGGCACCCCATATTCAAGAGACAACTGATCGGCTAAGTTCCATACCAATACATTCATCCACTCATTGGGAAAATCGGGTATATCTTGTGCACGAAGTAAGTCTTGCATTGGCATTTGACAGACTAAGCGAATCTGTAGGTTTGTAGCTGTATATGAGTCAGGGGTTAAGTAGACATACAAGATACCGTTGTTCTGTTTAAGATCATAGAATACACTATTGGACACACCAGTAGACATCTTAGAACCCAGCATATTGTACTCTTGCTTAGATAACATTTGCAGTGGTACATCTATTACAGGTGCTACTGAGGTATTACGATACCATCCCTGAATCATCTTTAGGGGTTTATCAGTGAGGGCGGTAAGTAGTCCTGTATCAAAACTATCATACATAGGAACAGAACTAGGCCCTCCTAATACATAGGTAGTAACATTATTAGTTACAGGTATTACTAACTCTTGTATCTTCCATAACTTTAAGCCCTCTGTAGCCATAGACTTTATCAATAGATTTAGGGCTAGAGAAGCATTGGTAATACTAGCAGCATCAGGAGTATCTCCCAACTCTAATACACCTAGTTTTCGCATAGCTAAAGCAATTACTTGATCCCTGGATACTGTAAAGGAGGAACTCATTTAACCACCCATTATTAGTTTTATGGCTTTCTCAAGCCCAAAAGACTGCGCCACAAGAACAGCTAACGCTCCAACAACAATATATTTAATCTGACTTAAATTCTTTTCAATGCTTGACATGGTTTCTTGTAAACACACAGTAGCATTCCTGAGTTCCTTAATATCTTCTGAATGGTCGTCTGTTCGGACTTCAAGCCTAACTACTCGACTTTCTAATTCTTGTGTCATTTTGCAAGCCTTATCAGGGATAGATTATAAATGTTACAGGTATAAAGTTATCTTGTTGTTCTGGTTTAGTGAAAGGAGGTGCTTGATAGTCTGCTACTCCTTTGACGAAATCTTGTGGTTGTCGCATTTCAAAATCACTCTCACAAACCTTTAAACCATCCCATCGTTGCCGTAGTTGAGAACCTTTATAGACTCTGCCGCATACATCACAAACAGCCTTAAAATCGCCTCTGTCGTATCGTGGTTTATAACTCATACAAGACTCGGAGCATAGACACTTAAATCACCAACGCCAGTATAGGTATTACCAAGTGAAGTTGTAATGGTCATAACAAGGCGATATGTACACTCACTGACACCGTTAGCGATTCTTTGTGTAGCAATTTTACTACCAGTAACTACAGTAGGAGCACCCATTAAAATAGAGGAGGGGCTTGGGTCTGTTCCATTCATTAATATTACAGTACAAGCGGCTGTAGATATTGTTTCAGCAGCAGTTAGAACCTGAGTAAAATCAAAAGAAAAATTTTCAGACTCTGTCGTTATTTTAGCACTAAAAAAATCAGCCATTTTTATTCCATAATGTGATAATACGATTTTTAACGAAACTTAGAAAAACTTTCTTAGATTTTACTATCATGGTGTATTTACCAACAGCACCATACTTTTCAACTAAATTTACAAATAATTGTATAACACTACTAGATACTGTAGATAATAGTTTATTAATTAATTTACGAACTGTTGCTGAACTAGTGGAGACAACAGATAATAGTTTAGAAAAAGACCTTACTATCGTAGCCGTACTAGTACTGGTAATATATAATAGTTTATTTAATAATCTTTTTATAGAGACTGTACTAGTACTGGTAATATATAATAGTTTAGAAAAAGACCTTACTATCGTAATAGAGACTGTACTAGTACTGGTAATATATAATAGTTTATTTAATAATCTTTTTATAGAGACTGTACTAGTACTGGTAATATATAATAGTTTAGAAAAAGACCTTACTATCGTAGCCGTACTAGTACTGGTAATATATAATAGTTTAGAAAAAGACCTTACTATCGTAGCCGTGCTACTACTGGTAATACTTATTAACTTACTCACTGCTTTTGTTACACTAGCAGAACCAGTACTAGCTATACTAAAAACTATTAATCTAACTAATGAAATTAGTATGCTGATAGTAGAAGCAGAAGAAACACTAAGTGTTCTAAAATATCTTAGAAGAACTCTGGCTGTAGAAGAACTTAAAACACTTATAAACTTTCCTACTGCTTTTACTACACTAACAGTACTAGTTGATATATAATTTAGTACTATAGATAGTATACCTGAACTTAGTCCTGCTATTGGGGCAGAGGATAGTGGATTCTTCCCGAACACATTAAGTCCCCGCCGGGAACGGTGCTGTTGGTAAAGTTGTTGGTATCGTTGCAGGTTGTGCATTTTGTGCTTGAGCTTGTTGTTGAATAGCTTGTACTAAACCTGCAACTTCTACAAATTTTTGGTTACCCAAATATTGCAAGATTGTGTTTACTAGATCAGTTGATAGTTTGATACCATCCATTTTTTAATCTCCATGAAGTTGCCACCAAATTAGGGTGGCGGCTTGCCCTAAAATTATTTTACAGCTTCTTCAAATACAGACATTAGTTACCCCAAGTAGCTGTAGGAACAGTAGGGAATGTTGCTGGTGTTGTTGGCAAGGTTAATACTGTACTCCCAGATATATCTGTTGGATGTAATGTACAGCTACCTGAAGTTGAACCATTAATCACTACAGTACCCATATTACCACCCAGCCAACGCAGAATAAACTGTTGTACCTGTATCAGCATCAAATTCGGCTTTCTGTTCTGCGGAATAGTTACGGCATTTGCTACGAGTTAAGGATAAGACTACGCCATCAGCATCAAGGGTTTCTTCAAGCCATGTAGCCTCTAGTGTGTTTGATTTAATATCGTGTGTTACTGCTGCTAGATAAATCATGCTGTAACTCCTTTGATGATTGCGTAGTTTAATTGTAATGCCTCAGATAAAGAGCCAGCAGAAATGTTTTTAACTGAAATCCATACATATCCTACATTAAGCCCATGAGTAGTTATTAGATATGTATTTAATAGTGCAAAACTACCATCAACTAATGTAATAATAGCATTATCAGTACTTGCAATAATAGAGTTATTAAATAAAAAAGTAACAGTAGCTCCAGCCGCCAATGCCACATTACTCATCGTTATACGACCTGTAGGCTTATTCAATGTAACGGTTGTACTCTTAGAAGTAGCTTGAGTAACCGTACCACCTGACCCTGTGCCGTAGCCTAGACCAGCAGGGGACACAACTAGTACATTTCTACTAGCATCTATCAACAAACAATTAGTCCCACCTGAATCTAAAAAACCATACGGACTAATACCACTATTTCCTTGAAATAACATTTGCCAGTTTCCATCTGAGTAGATGCGACCCGTAGTACCAGTACCCCACCCAATATTTCCATATACAGAAAGTTTACCACCTTGCATTTGGCTTGTAGTTCCCACCAACAAATTACCAC